GACCTTCATCTACATGTCCAATTTTGCAAAGGGCATGAAGCGCTGCGGCGAGATCTGGCTTTCGATGGCCAGAGAGATTTACACCGAAGACAAGCGCAAGATGAAAACCATCGCCCCGACTGGCGAGCCCGGCATGGTTGAGCTGATGCAGCCCACCATCGACCAAGAAACCGGTGCAATGGTGATGGCCAACGACATGACCAGCGCAGTTTTTGACGTTGTTTCGCAAGTCGGACCATCGAGCAGCAGTAAACGCGCAGCTACGGTCCGAGCTTTAACCGGCATGCTGCAAATCACCAGCAATCCCGAGACCGCGCAGGTATTGACGGCGATGGCGATGATGAATATGGAAGGCGAGGGCGTATCAGACGCGAACGCTTATTTCCGGAAGAAACTGCTGCGGATGGGCGCTGTGAAACCGACCGACGAAGAAGCCCAAGAGCTGATGGCAGAGATGCAGGGCGCACCGCAAGACCCGAATTCGATGTATCTGCAAGCCGCGGCCGAGGAAGCAACAGCGAAAGCAGCCAAAGCCCGGGCCGACACCGTTGAAACCGTGGCCAGCGCAGAACTGAAACGCGCTCAGACATTGGAGACGCTCGGCAAGGTTGACGAGACCGCGCAGAACATGGCGCTGACGAATGCCGAGGCTGTTCAACAAATTATGCAAGGCCAGATTATCCAGCCCGTTGTCAGATAACTGAAAAAGGGCGAGAATGGTATAAATGGCATCCATCCAGCCAACAAAATTGGATGAGTCTGAAGGGGTTAAAGATGAAAACGGCAGAGATAGGAAACGAAGACATTGTTATCGAGGAAGAAAGCCCTGAGCAAACCAGCGAACTCGCTGTCCAGGACGAGGCCGAAGATGACGAAGAAGTTTTAGTTTCCATTGGTGAGGAAGCGCCGCCTCCCGAAGAACAGACTCAAGCGCCCGAGTGGGTTCGAGAGCTGCGTAAGACGAACCGAGAGTTACAGCGGAAAAACCGTGAACTGCAAGGCAAGCTATCAAGCACCGCACAGACTGAGACCAAACCGGTCGTGCTGGGCAAGAAGCCGAGCCTCGAAGAACACGATTACGATGCTGAAAAATTCGAGGTAGCAATGGCAGACTGGTTTGAGCGGAAACGGCAAGCCGACGATGCCAACGCCAAGCAGGAAGCTGAAGTTATGACTCAGCAGAAAGCGTGGCAGTCCAAGCTGGATGGCTACGGCAAGGCGAAAGCCGAGCTGCGAGTCAAAGATTTTGAAGACGCTGAAGCCGTGGCTCAAGAGGTCTTTTCAATCACCCAGCAAGGAATTTTGCTGCAAGGTGCAGATAATCCTGCCCTGGTCGTTTACGCACTTGGCAAGAACCTGACGAAAGCAAAAGAGTTGTCCGACATCAAAGACCCCGTAAAGTTTGCCTTTGCGGTAGCGAAACTGGAGAAAGACTTGAAAGTTACGAACCGCAGGCAAGCACCAGCACCCGAAAGAATCGTGACAGGCACAGGGCGATCATCGGGTGCGATAGACTCAACACTTGAACGACTGAGAGATGATGCGGAACGCACAGGCAACATGACGAAGGTCATCGCGTACAAAGCGCAAAAACGATCAGCATCCAAATAAAACTAGGAGATTTTCATGAGCAATTCATTTAGTAAGGAAGAACGCGTTGCGTTCGAGGACATCCTCGAAGGCTTTAACGACGCTCTGGTTTTGTCCCGCAACGTGTCCGTCTACAACACCGACGGCTCGATGATGGAACGCACCAACAACGTGATTTATCGTCCGCAACCTTACATCGCGCAATCGTACGACGGCATGGATCAGACCGGAAACTTCGGCGCTTATACCCAGTTGTCAGTTCCGGCTACGCTTGGCTTTCAAAAGTCTGTGCCGTTCATCCTGGACGCGCTCGAACTGCGTGATGCTCTGCAAGAAGGACGCCTCGGCGAAGCTGCAAAACAGAAACTCGCTTCCGACATCAACATCGCCATCATGAACACCGCGGCTAATCTTGGCTCGTTGGTGGTCACCGTCAGCACCGCGGCTGGTGATTATGATGACATCGCTCTGTGCGACTCAATTATGAACGAGCAGGGTGTCCAAGCCTTTGACCGTTACCTGGCACTGTCAAGCCGTGACTATAACGGCATTGCTGGCAATATTGCTGGCGGCGGCGGCGGCGCTTCTGTATCACGCAGCTTTGCCGGTAACAAGTCGAACAATGCTTTCGAGCGTTCGTATGTTGGTATGGTCGCGGGTTTCGAGACCTACAAACTGGACTACGCAAACCGCATTGCCGCGGCTACTGGTTCAGATCCGACGATGAGCACCTTGGCTGCCGCTGGCAATTATTACGTGCCGGTTGCGACCTCAACTGCGGTAACTGGTGAGACTCAAAACGTCGACAATCGTTTCCAAACGATTACCGTGTCCAGCACCACCGATCTGCCAGCAGGGACGGCGATTGAGATCGAAGGCGTTGAGGCGGTTCATCACATCACCAAGCAAGGCACTGGATTTTCCAAGACCTTCCGCGTTGTGAGCGTGACCAATTCAACCACTTGCGTGATCACACCTCCCATCATTTCCGCGCAGGGTGGAACGGATGCCGAGCTGCAGTATCAAAACTGCATCGTGACCGCCGCTTCTGGCCGCACCATCAATCGCCTTAACGTCGATGCAGCGCCGATCAACTGCTTCTGGCAGAAGGATGCGCTTGAGATTCTGCCGGGCCGTTACGCTGTTCCCTCGGATGCTGGTGTCGCAGTGATGCGCGCCTCTACCGATCAGGGCATCGAGCTGGTCATGCAGAAACAATACGACGTGAACACGATGAAAACCAAGTATCGCCTCGATACTCTGTTTGGCGTGGTCAACAAACAACCAGAGATGTCCGGCATTCTCTTGTTCAATCAAGTCCCGTAAGGAGATAAATCATGAGCTATAACGTTATTTTTACTCAAGGCACTGCGACCTTTACGGTGCCGGCAGGCGAGAAAGTCGCCGTTCAAGCCTACTCACCGGCAAGTGTGTTTCAAGAAGTTGGCTATCCCAACTTTCCTGAATCGCAGGATCTGCTGCAAGTAGTCGAGAATACGACCTACGTCTCAGGCGCATTTACCAACGCCACCAGCGTGACGATTCAAGCTGGTGCATCGGGTGCGAACTACGCAGTGGGTGTTGCCCCAGTCATTACCGATGACGGCAACTGGCAACTTCAAGGTGCGCCTGCTGACATAGCCGATGGCGGGTCGATGATTGCCACAGCAGCAAATGTGCTGACCGGCATTGTGACTGCAACCCCAACCACAACCCGTAGCATCCAGCTGCCAACAGGTGCGAACCTTGACTTGGCAACTGAGTGGGCGATTGGTGAAGGGTTTGACTTCAGCGTCATTACTTTGGCTGCATTTGCGTTGACCATAACGGTTAACACAAACGTGACCATCGTGGGTTCTGCTGCAACTGCTGCAACCTCTGGTGCATCCGCACGTTTCCGTCTCCGTAAAACTGCCGCTGATACCTTCGTTGCGTATCGTATAAGTTAGTCAACCGGACAGGCCAGCAGAGATGTTGGCCTGTTTTACTTTGGAGATTTAAATGCCAATGAAAAAAGGTTATTCAGCTAAAACCATTTCCAAGAATATTAAAATGGAAATGAAATCAGGAAGGCCACAAAAGCAAGCTGTTGCGATGTCTTTGGGCATGGCAAGCAAGTCCGCAAAATCCGCTGGTAAGCCAAGCAAAGCACCGATGCAAAAATGATTAAGTCAGCCGCAATCGTTAAGACCAAGGCTCTCGCTCCGTGGCGAGAATTGCGGTTGCAAAAGCGCAAACTGAAAAAGTCACAGGCAGCAGAGCGCAAGGCAACGAAGAAAGTTTACCCTTCGCCGATATGCAGTCGTGTCCGTTATGAAGCACCGAATGACGACAGCCCAGCCCCCCGCGAGGAAATGCTGCAGCAGGCAGAGGCGATTGGTTTAAAGATCGACAAGCGCTGGTCCGATGCAACACTGCTTAAAAACATTGAGGAACTGCAATGTCTTACACAAAAAGACAATTCATAAGCGCCGCCTTTGAAGAAATTGGGCTTGCGTCTTATGTGTTTGACTTAGCGCCTGAGCAGCTGCAATCTGCCCTGCGCCGCCTCGATGCGATGATGGCCGACTGGAACGCTAAAGGCATCCGGTTAGGCTATCCGTTGCCCTCCAGCCCCCAGGACAGCACCCTTGACGAAGAAACGCTAGTTCCTGATTCTGCGTACGAAGCGATCATTTGTAGCCTGGGCATCCGGCTGGCCCCGAGTTTCGGCAAGCAGGTAATGATCGAGACCAAGACCACTGCCAAGCAGGGTTATGACATCCTGCTGCAACGGGCCACTTTCCCGCTTGAAAAACAACTTCCAGCCACAACCCCCTCGGGCGCTGGTAACAAGCCGTGGAGAGTCTACGATAACCCGTTTGTCAGGCCACCGGCTAACCCAGTCACTGCTGGCCCTGATGGGCCCATTGAATATTACTAAGGACGATCATGCCCACTATTAACCAGCTGCCAGTACTAAACACCATCAACAGCGGCGATCAGTTACCGGTTTATTCTCCCAACAATGGAGACGCAAGACGGACCTCAATCGGCAGTTTGCTGACGTTCTTCCAGCAGAGTTTTGCATCGCCTACGCTGGCGGTGAATCTTTACGTGCCGGGCTCTGGTTTTAATATCACTGTTCCAACTCCGGTCAGCAATGACCAGTGGATGCTATTGCAGCCTGCGGGAACTCTTGCGACTGGCACGATCACCCTGCCATTGAATACTGGCGTGCCGGATGGCACAACGGTATTGATAACGACCACACAAGAGATTACATCACTGACGATCGCCTTAAATGGCGCGACTGCGGTTTATGGTGCGGTGACTTCATTGGCGGCTGGAACGGCAACAGCAATTCGTTTCTATCAGCCGACGAATTCGTGGTATCAGATCATTGCCAATACGGTTTATGCAGCAGGGGTACAGGCATTCTTGGCTGCTCCATCGAGCGCTAATCTACGTGCAGCGATGACCGATGAGACCGGCACTGGTCTTTTGGTGTTTGCAACAAGCCCAACCCTGACAACGCCAATAATCACAAATCCGGCAGTCAGCACCGGCACCTTTACCAGCCCTGCATTGGTGACTCCAGTCATCGGCGCTGCCACTGGCACAAGCCTTTCTTTAACAAGTTTTCTTGCAACTCAGGGAAGCATTATCAACAACGGCGGCACTGGCAAAGTAGGCTATGCCGCTGGTGCGGGTGGTACAGTAACGCAAGCAACAAGCAAATCTACTGGGGTGACGCTGAGCAAACAAAGTGGTCAAATCACCATGAATGCCGCAGCACTTGCCGCTTCAACCACTGTGAGCTTTACGTTAACCAACACAATTATTGAAGCCAATGATGTATTGATTTTGAATCATGTTAGTGCAGGTACAGCAGGTGCATACACACTGAATGCACAGGTCAGCGCAGGAAGCGCAAGCATCAATGTACGGAATGTCACTCTTGGCTCATTGTCGGAGGCTATTGTTATTCAGTTTGTCGTTATCAACGGGGCGGTTACTTAATGGCAACCAAACCAAAATCCTCGGTCAACGCTGCTGGCAATTACACAAAGCCAACGATGCGGAAAGCCTTGTTTCAAAAAATCAAGGCAGCCACAAAGGGCGGCGACCCGGGCGAATGGTCGGCTCGCAAGGCGCAACTGTTGGCGGTGGAATACAAGAGAAAAGGCGGTGGGTACCGATGAAAGCCCCGCAGAAAAGCCTGAAGGATTGGTCGAGTCAAGACTGGCGCACGAAGTCAGGTAAGCCATCGTCCGAGACTGGCGAGCGGTATCTGCCTGCGAAGGCTATCAAAGCCCTGACCTCGGCCGAGTATGCAGCGACGACCCGAGCAAAGCGCGAGGCTACGGCTAAGGGCCAGCAGTTTGCCAAGCAGCCTAATAGGATTGCTGAAAAGTTCAAGGGGTTTCGATGAAAACTCCGGCCTACGCACGCAAGGAAGGCCAGAATCCCAAGGGCGGTTTGAATGCCAAGGGGAGAGCCGCTGCGAAGGCTGCAGGAATGAACCTGCGGCCTCCTGTCAAGTCTGGCGACAATCCGCGCAGGGCATCCTTTCTAGCGCGTATGGGCGGCAATGCTGGCCCTGAATACAAAGACGGTGAACCGACCCGTCTGCTGCTGAGTTTAAGGGCTTGGGGCGCATCGTCAAAGGCGGATGCAAAAGAGAAGGCAAGGAAAATCTCGGCCAGAAACAAGTCGAGGAAATAATGCAAATACCCATCATGAATGGTATTTACAGCGACAACACCCCTGAGTTGCGGACTTCGTATCCGGTAAACCTTGTGCCTGTGCCTAAAGTTTCTGGCATCAGTAACGGGTTTCTTCGTCCAGGGGATGGCATTGTGTCCAACGGCACAGGACCCGGCATTGATCGCGGCGGCATCAACTGGCAGGGCGATTTGTATAGGGTGATGGGCACCAAGCTAGTGGAGATCAGCAGCGCAGGCGCTGTGACCGTCCTGGGCGATGTTGGTGGGCCTGTAACGGAGTTAGTCACCTTTGATTACAGCTTTGACCTTCTGGCGATTGCATCAGGGGGGCGGCTCTACTACTGGAGTGGCACAACCTTAACCCAAGTCACAGATCCAGATCTTGGCGTGGTGTTGGATTTCTGCTGGGTTGACGGTTATTTCATGACCACCGATGGCGAATTCTTAATCGTCACCGAATTAACAAATCCACTTGTCGTGAATCCGCTGAAATACGGAAGCTCAGAGGTTGATCCCGATCCCGTAGTGGCTTTGCTGAAACTGCGAAACGAAGTCTATGCTTTGAACAGAAACACCATCGAGGTATTTGATAACGTAGGTGGTGAACTGTTCCCGTTCGCACGCATCGACGGCGCCCAGCTGCAGAAGGGCGTGGTCGGCACGCAGGCTTGTTGCGTGTTCATCGAACGAATCGCTTTTTTAGGAAGCGGTCGAAACGAGGCTCCAGCCATTTATATTGGCGCGGCCGCGACCACCCAAAAGGTGAGCACGCAGGAAATCGACAACATCCTTTTGCGATACAGCGAGGCGCAGTTATCTTTGGTGAAGCTGGAAGCCAGAAACGACAAGAACCACCAGCACCTCTACGTGCATCTGCCAGACCAGACTTTAGTCTATGACGCATCCGCATCCGAGGCTTTGCAGACACCCGTATGGTTTGTTTTGGTAAGCACCTTGTCCGGGCTAGGACAATATCGGGCTCGAAATATGGTGTGGGCTTACGACAAATGGTTGGTCGGAGATCCGCAATCGACCAATATCGGTTATCTGGTGCAGGATATTGGCAGTCACTGGGGCGCTCAAGTCCGCTGGGAGTTTGGAACTCTGATCGTTTACAACGAGAGCAACGGCGCTCTGTTTAACGAGTTGGAACTTGTCAGCCTTACGGGAAGCGTTGCCCTGGGCAAGAATCCGCAAATCAGCACAAGTTACTCGCTCGACGGCAAAGCCTATTCACAGGAGAGGTTTATTTCTGTCGGCACGATCGGAAATACTAAAAAGCGGCTCGCGTGGTTTCAGCAGGGCCACATGAGGAACTGGCGCATTCAGCGATTCCGTGGCGATAGTGACGCTCACGTTTCTTATGTCCGTCTCGAAGCGCAGATCGAAGCATTGGCTTACTGATGGCAATCGCACCCGTTTCCAGCAGACTGAATTTAACGCGAGACCAGCTTTCTGCTTTTCTGACTGACCAGCAGCAGATCCGGCAGTTCGAGTTATTGTTCTCAACGGTCGACACCTTGCAGGTCATTGTCGGAACTGATTTTGAGTTTCAGGCCGATACTGCGGCGGCTACTGCAAATGAAGCACTGGCGCAGATTTCATCACTGGCGCAATCGCTTGAACTGTTAGCATTAGCGCCTGTGCGTAACAATGTGGAACTGGCGCACGATGTAAACGGCATTTTGCCGTATTCAAACCAAACGCCGAGGGTGCGTTCAAATCAGGTGCTCACATGGCTTTCGATGTAATCACCCCCGTTAAACTTGGACAAGCCGCGATCACCACCGGCGTGACTACGCTGTACACCGTACCGGCCAGCACCCGAACGCTGCTTAAAGAGTTCAGCATTGCCAACACCACGGCCGCGGCCATCAATGTGCGCGTTTTCTTTGTGCCATCTTTAGGTTCTGCAGGCACTGGGAATGCTTTTCTCTACGATGTGCCTGTTCCAGCTAACAACGCTTTGCAGTACAACGGAATCGAGGTGCTGAACGCTGGCGATTTCATCCAAATTCAGGCCGCATCAGTAGGTTTGACCATTATCGCAAGCGGCGGCGAAGCCACATAAGGACCATGACATGACCGTAACCATTAAGGTGCTGATTCCTGCAAAGCAGGCCGAGAACACCCAGACAACGCAATACACCGCGGTCAACTGCAAGGCGATCATCGACAAGTTCACCGCCACCAATACCACGGCAGGCAACGTGACCATCAGCGTCAACTTGGTAACCGCGGCAGGCGCTGCAGCCACATCAAACCTGATTGTGGATGCGCGAAGCCTTGCAGCTGATGAGACATACACCTTCCCCGAGCTGGTGGGGCAAGCGCTCGATCCGAGCGGATTTATCTCAACTATTGCAAGTGCAGCGACATCATTAACCATCCGAGCCAACGGGCGCGAAATTACATAGGGGTAGAACATGAAAGAATTTATGATGATTCCGAGGGGCTTTAATGGCCTGCCAATGGATGAGGAATTTCTGACCACGGCGCAGAACAAAAAGAATTATGCCATCGCGGTCCAGGACTGGAACTACGGTCCTGAGATGCCGACGAATGAGCCAGGTGCAAACAAGGAGTTTTATGTAGGGCTGGCCGAGGCTATGCAATGCGATGAAAAAGACGCTCGGCGCAAGCACTGCTCAAACTGCGAATACTACGACAACAGCTTTATGACTCAAGTCCGGATTGAACGAATCCCGATGGGAGCTTATGACAAGGGCGCTGGGTTCAGGGGGCATTGTGAGAAGCTCAACTTTATCTGCAACGACATGCGGGTTTGTCAGGCGTGGGAAGACCGCGAAATGGAAGATTGACCAAATGCCGAAATGTGCGAAAATCAATCCGCTGAGTCTATCTGGCAGCCAGCGGCCCTCTCTTTTCAGGAGTTGTGCATGACTGATGGACTGCGAGAGAACCTGACGAAGGTTTTTATGCTACCCAAACCAGCCGTTGAATGGCTGATGATGGTGTACGACGCAATCCAAGTCTTTGATGACGTTGCGGACAGCGATCCCGTAGAGCGAAAAGACCTCAATGCGACCATTTGGAATACTCTGGTGGGTATGCACCAGAACGCATTTTTTATCGCCAACAGCCACCATTTAACCCCTTTGCTAGCCACAATGATTCTGAAGTGGCAAGCCTCAGACGCAGCAGAGCTAAATAAACAGGCAGATGCAAAATCATTTGTCTGGCGTGCTGGATATTACGATCTGGTCTTAATGGCGATCTCTCTAGTGCATGGCGCTGGTTTTGCTACGGTGCATGGTCATCATGTGATGGCTTTGTATGGCGAAAAATTTGAAGATTACATGAAGGAGTTTGGCGATGCCTGATCCAATCACAGGGCTTATTGTTGGCGGGTCTATGCTTCTCGGAAGTTCAATGCAGGCCAGCGCTGCCGGAGAAGCCGCAGACATTCAAGCGGGTGCTGCTGAACGAGGAATTAGCGAGCAGCGCATTGCGTTTGATAAATTACAGGCTTTGCTGAAACCTTATGTTGATGTTGGTGGGCCAGCCCTTACAGGTTTAAAACCATACGCAGAGGCAGGCGCACCAGCTTTTGAGCAACAGCAAGCATTGATCGGCCTGCGCGGTCCTGAAGCGGAACGCGCTGCCATTGAACGAATCAGCGGTGGGGCGAGATTCCAAGAACTTGCCCAACAAGGCGAAGAAGCATTATTGCAAAGGGCATCTGCTACGGGTGGCCTGCGTGGTGGCAACATTCAAGGGGCGCTGGCCCAGTTCCGTCCGCAACTTCTGTCCAGCCTGATTGAGCAGCAATATGGCAGGTTGGGTGGATTAGCGGATATTGGTCGCGAAACACAAACAAATCTGTTGAAAATTGGGCAATCTTCTGCCGCTGGTGTAGGAGCGCAAGGCGTCACAACCGGAACAAATGTCGGAAACCTGTTAGCCCAAGAAGGTGCAGCCCGAGCTGGCGGAGAACTTGGCCAGGCCAAAGCCTATGGCCAGCTTTTCAATCTGCCAGGCCAATTGCTCGGGGCGCAGTATGGTGCAGGTGGAAAACTTGGGTTGGGCTTTGGTTCACTTTTTGGATAAAAAATGGCACAGATAAATCCTTTCCAAGCACCGATTAATTACTCAATCGACGTGCAAAACCCGTTTGAGGCCGCGCTCGGTGGTTTCAAACTTGGCGCTGCCGGTGCAGAAGCACAAGTGCAAGCACAGGCACGCGAACAGGCATTGAAGGCGCAGACAGAATTAAAAACACTGTTTGAAAACCCCAATGCAACTGCCGCCGACTTTGCTCGCGTTTCTTCATTTCTGCCAAAAGATCAGGCAGAGAGCGTGCGTAAGTCTTTTGAAATTATGACAACCTCGCAGCAGCAAAATAAACTGCAACAATCAGGCCAAGTCTATACGGCTATTAAGTCTGGCCAGCCTGATATTGCAAAGGGTTTGCTCAGAGATCAGGCAGACGCATTGCGTAATTCAGGCCGCGAGCAAGATGCAAAGGCTACAGAAACCTATTTGCAGCTGATCGACATAAATCCGACTGGATCGCAGGCCACCATCGGACTGATGCTGGCCACTTTGCCCGGCGGCAAGGAATTGCTCGAAAACATCGACAAGACATTATCTACAGGCAGGGCCGAGGCATTGGCGCCAAGCGCATTGACCGAGGCCATTGCAAAAGCCGATAGAGCCGTGTCGGATGCCATCACAGCGCAGGCCACCGCCACCAATGCACCAGATAAAGCGAAAGCCGACGCTGATCTAGCAAAGGCTCAGGCAGCAAAAGCGAAGGTCGATGCCGATTATGCAGAGCGAACAATCGTTCAAGACCTTAAAAATAAAGCAGCAACCCTTGGCCTGACAACAGCCCAAACAAATCAGGCGTTGGCAATGACTAGCAAACTTGGTATTGAGACCAAAAAAGCGGTAATTGAACTGGCCGCGTTTCAAGCCACTGGCGGCGTTGATCCAGCCAAAACCTTTGAGAAAGAGGAAAAACTGCGCAAGGAATACCAAGCACGCACCAAGGTATATGGAGAACTGGGAACTACATTTTCCAATATCGAATCATCTGCCAAAGCTCAAACAGGTCCTGGCGACATTGCTCTGATTACCGGATTCATGAAGATGCTCGATCCGGGCTCAGTGGTGCGGGAGACTGAATTTGCAACAGCCCGAGACACTGCTGGCCTATACACAAGACTTGAAAACAGCCTGAAAAAAGCAGAGAGCGGTCAGTTCTTGCAGCCCGGCCAGCGACAGGAATTTGTAAGTTTGGCAAAACAATACCTAGACTCGGCAAACAAAAAAGCCGGAGAAGATAAAAAGGCTCTCGGCGTTGTGGTGAAGAACTACAAGCTCAACCCTGAAAACGTGTTCGGACCGGAGACAGAAGCGCCTGCTCCAGCCAGTGTGACGGTCGGCGGCAAGACTTTCACCCGTCCTCCAAACTTTAGTGATGCTCAGTGGAACGCCTACAAGCAATCTGAGGGGATAAGATGAGTCCCGAAGAATGGCTGGCATCGCAGCAGGCAGCGGCCCCTGCACCTATGGCCACGGCATCGGCTGCAGCGCCGGCTGCTGCGCCCATGTCGCCAGAGCAGTGGGCGGCATCGCAGCCCAAGATGGGATTTTTTGAAGGTATAGCCGAGTCGGTCACAGGACGCGCACGAGCCACGCCTGAGACTCAAGCACTGCCAGAGTGGACAGGCATGCCAGAGCTAAACCAGATGAGCGTGGCATCGTTTAAAACAGCGCTCGGCTCATTACTCACGAACCCCAAAGAAACGGTGCAGATCCTGCAAGCCAATTTCCCCGGCGTTCAGGTTCGCCAGGATGCCAAGGGCAATTATCTGCTTCGCTCATCGGTCGACCAAAAGGAATACGCTATCCCTCCAGGCTTTAGTATGGGCGACATTCCTAGAGCGCTCGGTGGTCTTGCGGCATTCACCCCAGCAGGCCGAGCGGCAACTATCCCAGGTGCGATCATTGGTGCTGGTGCTACTCAAGCAGTTATTGAGGGAACGCAAGCCGCAACTGGTGGGAAAATCAATCCGGCAGATATTGCTTTAGCAGCAGCTACCGGCCCAGCAGGGCAGATTCTGCAGCGCGTAGCACCTCCGGTGATACAGGCAGTCAAGAAGGGCGTGCAGCGCGTCACGGGACGGCCTGCGGCAGCGCCAGCGCCTGCGGTGGCCCCTGGTGCCCCAATGGGTGCGGCAATGGCCCCAGAAGCGCCCCCAGTAGCCGCAGCAGTGCCAGAAGCGGCACCCATAGCCCAAGAAATACCAGTGGCTCCAGCAGCCCCAACGGTGGCCCCAGTCGTAGCAGAGGTGGCTGAGGAGGAAGTCGGAAAGCTGGTCAAGCAGGCTTCAGGCACAGGTTTCGGCTCTGCTGGCGCACGCGACCGGCTTGCGGATCTGGCACAGGTCAATGTTTCAGCCAAGGAAGCGGCCGACCGGCTCGGCATCCAACTGCCTGCCGACGTTTTCAGCGACAACCCACAGGTTCGCGCAGCTGCTGGCCTGACCAGATCGGCCGCGGGTAGTGAGGCCGAGGCAGCATGGCGCACTACCGTTTCTCAAGCTGTGGACACAGCCGATGATGTAATTAAGCAATTCGACGCCACTTTTATTGAGGGCGCAGTAGCCCCTGGCGTTGTTTCGCAAAAGATTAAAGACTCGCTGACCAAGACCCGCTCAGACCTTAATGCGGCGGCTGGTAAGGTCTACGATGATGTGGACGCTGTTGTTCCAAAAACATCTGTTGTGGATCTGCCAAAGCTCAAGGAAACCCTCGACGCTATCAAGGCCGAAGTCACCGAGGAAGGGATGTCCGCAGCCGAGAAAAAACTGGCCAACATGATCGAGCGCGGAGATGTTACATACGGCTTACTCAAGCGCGAAAAGGGTTTGATCGGTAAGGCTCTGAACAAGATGGAGTCACCCTACGGCAGCATGGCCGAGGCTGACCTTAAGCGCCTTTATGCGGCGCTCGCTGACGACCAGCTGACAAACGTAGGCAATATCGGCGGTGAGGAACTGCGCCAGCAATTACGCGCAGCCAACCTGCTATACGCAAAAGAGCGTGCATTGGGCAATCGCATCGTGAATGCGTTTGGTCAGGACATCGAGGGCAGCATCGCGAACAAGATGCGAACCGCCATCACAGGCGCGGCAAAGGGCGATGCTGGAGAGTTCAACCGTTTGCTTAAGACTGTCCCAGAGGATTTGCAAAAAGAGACGCTGGCCACCGCGCTGGCATCGGTCACACGCTCGGCCAGAGGTGCCGAAAAGGGCGGGTTCGGGTTCTCAGAGTTTGCCGACATTTACCCAAAGCTGCGAGCCAATCCACCCGTTTATAAAACGATAGTGGACACGCTGGGCAAAGACTCGGCAGATGTGTTGCGAGATCTGTTTGAAGTCTCGAAGCGCATCACTGATGCCAGAGCAAATGTCCTGACCACCGGCAAGGCAAACCAAGCACTGCTGCAAGGCATGCAGGCCGAAAGCATGATCGGCAAGATTATGGAGAGCACACTTTCAAAAGGTGCTTTGACGGGTGCCGCAGCAATGGGTGGGCCTGTTGCAGCAGCCGCCACCTCGGTGATAACCAGCGCTTTAACGCAAGGCAACAAGGATTCTCTGAAAGCAGCCGGAAAACTGTTTGCTGACGAGGCATTCCAAAAACTTGCCGTTGAAGCCGCGACCAAGGGAACGCCCAGCGCGGCTAGTATTCGTCGTGCTGCGATGTCACAATCCTTTCAGAAATTTGCAGACGCAGCTAAGCTGCCTAAATCAATGGATGCAAGAATTCAGTTTTTGCAGACAGCAGCACAGACTGAGCGCCAATTCGATCAGGAGAACCAATAAATGTCCGCATTATCCGTAGAACCCCCATACCCGGCATTTGCTGAAGCTGATGGCCAGCCGCTGGAGGATGGCTACATCTGGATCGGCACCGTCAATCTGAACCCCATCACCAACCCGATTGCGGCTTATTGGGATTCTGCGCTGACGATTTCAGCGGTCCAGCCGATCCGCACCAGTGGAGGGTATCCTGTCTATCAGGGAACCCCAAGCCGGATCTACGCGGCAAGCGATTATTCCATTCAAGTCCAGGACAAGAACGGAACGGTGGTTTATACCTCGCTTAACGGAAATTCTGCTGGTGGCGGTTCCGTGGCAACCAACGCAACCGGCAATGGCACACAGACTGTCTTTCCGGTTTCGTCTGGTCCGTTTGCAATTTACATCAACGGCGTTTATCAGAATCAAAACACTTACGCATTTGCAAATAACAATGTCACATTCACTCAAGCGCCGCCAGTCAACTCTATTATTGAATTTGTATTCTGAGGAATAAACCATGTTAAAAGCAATCTCGACCATAACAAACGCCCTTGGTGCTTTGAATTACAAAGGCACGTGGAATGCCTCAAGCAATACGCCAACTCTGGCAGATGGCACAGGTGCGAAGGGTGACTATTATGTAACCAGCACCGCAGGCACGCAGACCTTTGGCGGTTTGCAGTTATTCTTTGGGATTGGTGACTGGATAGCCTATAACGGCGCAGTATGGCAACGAGTCGAGGGCGGTTCTGATGGCAACTTTGCCAATGTAACTCTGACATCTACGGACGCTGGCGCAACAGCATCACCATTGCTAGAGTTATATAGAGACTCAGCAACACCAGCGGCATCCGACACATTGGGTGAAATTGAATTTAATGGTGAAGATTCAGCAGGTAACAAACAAGCCTATGGTTTGATTCACGCATCTATACTTAGTCCAACTTCAACTGCTGAACAGGGCCAGATTCACTTTGAAACTGCAACTGCTGGTGCATTGACCGAAAAGATGATTATCGGCACGACCAATCTTGTGATTAACGAGATCGGCGCGGTATTTAATGTGCGAATTGAAGGCGATACAGATGCAAATTTGTTCACCACGGATGCAACAAACAGCCGTGTAGGTGTTGGCACAGTTAGCCCTGCTGAAAAATTAGATGTTGTTGGAAATATTAAATTATCGGGTAATGTAATTGTTGCAAGTGGTCAAGGCATTAGTTTTGCGGCGGCTGGCGGTGATGTTTTAACTTACTATGATGAAGTCACATCTGCGTCAACAGCTTGCCAAAACGCAATCACAACAGCTTGTATTTGGAAGCTAACAAAAATAGGCAATCAGGTAACTATCACATTGCCAAAAGTCACCGGAACTGCTGGTGGTTCTAACGTCAATTTTGTGTTGGGCGCAAACATTCCATCGGCTTATCGACCAACTGCTGACATTGGATTTTATGGTGCAACCATCATCAATAATGGTGCAGTTGTTACAGCCCCAGGTTTTATTTTAATTACAAGCACTGGAACTATTATTGTGTATCGAGATTCAGGTGGAGCCACAGTCTGGACAAATGGAGCCACAGCCGGACTAAACGAAGCCCTTGGCATTTCGTGGACAATTTAATAAGGAAAAAGCATGTCGCTTACCAAAGTATCTTTTTCGATGATTGATGGCGTACCGATTTCCATACGGGACTACGGTGCGGTTGGCGATGGCACAACAGATGACACAGCAGCAATTCAAGCGGCAATGACTGCGGCTGCGGGTGGAGCGCTTTACATTCCACCAGCCCCAACTTACTACAAGGTGACAAGCGCAATAAATGGCGTGAGCAACATTGCAATTTTTGGAAGCGGTACGGCTGGCACAATTCGAAATACATCCGGTGGAACTACAACTGATTTCAATATTTTTCAGTTTACTGATTGTTCAAATATTCAAATCCAAAATGTTGCATTGCGCGGCGCAAACAAAGCAATGACAGGGCCAGCCCAAGATGGTTCAGAAGGAACCGGCATTGCTGTATTGAATTGTTCCAACTTCATGTTGTTGAACAATAATATTCAATACATGACCAATTGCGGAATTTTTATTGGCGCGCAAGCCGCCAAGACTTCCCAAAATGGTCAAATAATTGGCAACTACTTAAATAACAACGGCGCAGCATCAACGGCTGGGGCAAACTATCTGACAAGCGCCAGCGTTGATATTTTGATGCTTCAGCAAAATAGCGGCGTTGTAACTAAAATTCTTGTTGAGGCAAACATCTGCATATCACCAAACATTGTTGGTGTCGGCAGCACTTATTACCCCGACTACAGCGGTAGCATTTACGACATTACCATAACAGGAAATGAAATTGCCAACAAAGCAAAACATGGCGTTATGTTTTACAATGGCGCTTTAGACCCACAAGCGGCTTTTTCTAGCATCATTTCCAACAACAGCATTCGTGATTGCGGATGGATTGGAATTTATTTGCTTGGTGCAACGCAAGATATGGTGGTGACAGGAAACAAGATCACTAATGTTTGCACAAACGTACCCAACATCAGTTTGATGTATGCGGGTATTGGCGGTTATTCAAGCCAAAGCTATTACAGCGATTCGTTGGGCCGTGGTGCTGGTCTTGTCATTGCAAACAACAGCATTTTTGGTTTCAATGGTTGGTCTGGCATTCGTTTGACGGGATACAACCATGTTGTGATTGAAGGCAATCACATCAAGGGTGATGGCACAGCCGCCAACACCGCTATTGATCCAGCTTACACTTACGCCAACAATCCAATTTCTTTGCAAGCCTGCACCCTTACCAAAGTAACCGGCAATTCTGTGCGTTGCACTAGCCCAGGCGAATGCGGCAGCGGTGCAATTTATGTCGGGTATGTTGGCGGTACTTTGTTCTCATATTTTGGCAATGTCGTTGCAAACAACACCGTTTTTAACGCAAACAATGGCATTTATCTTGAATACCAAACTGCGCTAAATTGCTCAGATAACAATGTGTATCTGCCAACAAGCAATGCAATTTTGGCCGCTAACGTCAGCAGTTCCAATATTGATGGCAACATAATTACCCGTAATGCTGTTGCAAATGTCCCTGATATTAGACTAACGCCAGG